CAGGTGTTCCCGATTGCGCCCGGCGCGTACCGGATGTTCAACGCCCCGGCCAATTACAACGAGGCGGTCAATACCCCCGGATTACCGTTTTATTCCAAGGCCGAAGAGCGCCGCCTGGGCAAAGGCTGGGATATCGAAGTGCAGAGCAATCCCTTGGCCCTGTGCATGGTGCCGGAAGCTTTGGTGCAGTTGAAGGCGGCCTGACGTGCGTTATCTGACCCGCCCCGCGATTGACGCGGCCATCCCGGCCAATACGCTGATCGAACTGACCAACGACGACCCCGCCGCCGATGCGCCCGATGACGGCGTGCTGGCGGCGGTGGTCGAAAGTTGCGAGGAACTGGTGGACGGGTATCTGCGCGGTCGGCATGAGCTGCCGTTCGACAAAGTGCCGAGCGTGATACGCGGGATTGCATTGGATTTGGTGCGCCACGCGCTGTATCTGCGCCGCCCGGAAGGCGCGGTGCCGGACACCGTCAAGGCCAGTTATGCCAACGCCATCAAGTTACTGGAAACCATCCGCGACGGGCGGATCACGATTGGCGATCAACACAGCGGCAAACCGACCCCGGAACCGGGAAAAATCCGGGTGCAGGCACGCAAACAGCAGTTTGCCGGAACGGAATGGGAGCGTTACTGATGAGCATGACGCAAGAGATGCTCGATGCCGTACTGGCGCATCTGAGAGCCACGTTTGGAAAGCAGCTTGCGGTGGAGTATTTCCCGGACGCGCCGCAGACCTACCGGCTCAATCACCCGGTCGGCGCGGTGTTGTTGATGTTTTCCCGCAGCCGGTTTTCGGCCTCGACGGGGCTGGGAGCGATTGTGCAGCCCCGCGAGGTCACATTCACGCTGACGCTGGTGTTTCGGAAATTGAATGGCGCGCAGGGCGCGGTGCCGTATCTGGACGGATTACGCGCGGCGCTGGTGGGGTTCCGCCCGCCGCAGTGCCAGATGGGGCTTGCGGTGGTCAGTGAAGACCGGATCGGCCACATCGCCGGGTTATGGCAATACCAACAGGAATATTCCACCCAGAGCGTACAAATCGAAGTGTTGCCGGATGAAACGGGGCAAACGTTGATTCACGCTGATTTTGAGGACACAGAGCAATGAGTTTACAGACCTACCGCTATACCGGCCCGGTGTCGGGCGCGGCGCTGAACTGGAACGGAGAGGTGTTGGACGTGCGCCTCGTGCAGTTGCCAGCAGAACATGAATATACGCAGACCCTGCTTGGGTTGGGGTATCTGCAACCGCTTGAAGACAAATCCCGGCGCAATAAAGGGGCGCAATAATGGCCGCAAACTATTTACACGGCATCGAAACCATCGAGGTTGAACGCGGCCCGCGGGCGGTGCGCGTGGTCAAAAGTGCGGTCATCGCGCTGGTCGGCACCGCGCCTGTGGGGCCGATCAATACCCTCACCCTGTGCCAGTCGATCACCGATGATGCGCAGTTTGGCCCGGATATGCCCGGCTTCGGGATTCCCGAAGCGCTGGACGGGATTCACGCCTTCGGCGCGGGGACGGTGCTGGTGGTCAATGTGCTCAATCCCGCCGTCCACAAAGAGACCGTATCCGGGGAATCCGCCCAATTCGGCGTGAATGACCGTCTGCAATTGAACAATCCGGCGCTGCAAAGTCTGACCCTCAAATCTGCCGATGGCAGCGCGACCTATATCGAAGGCACCGATTACACCGTGGACACGGTGCGCGGTCGCGTCACCCGTATTCCCGGCGGGGGTATCCCGGCCAGTGCGAATGTACAGGCCAGTTATTCATACGCCGACCCGTCCAAAGTGACGGCGGCGGACATCATCGGCGCGGTCAATGCGCTGGGCCAGCGCTCGGGTTTGAAACTGCTTTCCGACAGCTACAACCTGTTCGGGTTTTTCCCGAAGATTCTGTTGGCTCCGGGTTTTTCCACCAACAACGCGGTCAGTGCGGAACTCATCGCCCAGGCCGGGCAGTTGCAGGCGATTGCCTATATCGACGCGCCCATCGGTACTACGCCCGCACAGGCGCTTTCCGGGCGCGGCCCGTCGGGCAGCATCAATTTCAACACCTCCAGCGAGCGCGTGCGGTTGTGTTATCCGCATGTGAAAGTCTATGACCCGGCGACCGACCGCGAAAAACTGCAACCCTTGTCCATCCGCGCTGCCGGATTGCGCGCACGGGTGGACGATGAGCGCGGTTACTGGTGGAGCACGTCGAATCATGAGCTTGTCGGCGTGATCGGGCTGGAACGCAGTCTGACCGCCCGTGTGGATGACCCGTATTCGGAAGTCAACCTGCTCAATGAAAACGGCATTACCACCGTGTTCAACAGCTTCGGAACCGGTTTGCGTTTGTGGGGTAACCGCACCGCCGCCTGGCCGAGCGTGACGCACATGAAGAATTTTGAGAATGTGCGTCGCACCAAGGATATTGTTGACGAGTCGATCCGCTACAGCAGCCTGCAATTTGTGGACAGGCCGATTACGGGCGCGCTGATTGAATCGATTGTCGAGACCGTCAATCAATTCCTGCGCAAACTCATTGGCGATGAAGCCTTGACCGGCGGCGAGTGCTGGTATGACCCGGCACGCAACCCGCAGACGCAGATTGAACTGGGGCAGTTGCTGTTCAACTACAAACTGACCCCGCCGCTGCCGTTTGAGCGCGGCACCTTTGAAACCGAAATCACCGGCGAGTATCTCGTGACGCTGGGCGGAGGAAACTGATTATGGCAGGCATGAATTTACACCTGATGACCAATGCGGCCGTTTACCTGGACGGCAATAACTACGTGGGGCGCTGCGAGGAGGTCGATCTGGGCAGCGTGAAAGCGACGATGACCGATTTTCAGGGGCTGGGCATGGTGGCCGCCATTGAATTGCCCACGGGGTTTGACAAGATCGAGGGCAAGATCGTCTGGAACAGCAAGTATGTGGAAGCGGCGCGTGCGTGCGCGGTGCCGTTCAAAACCGTGCAGTTGCAATTGCGCTCGCAGATTGACGGCTGGAATGCGCAGGGAAGAGCCGCGCAGGTGCAACTGGTGACGCTGATGACGGTGCTGTTCAAAGAGTACCCGCTGGGCAGCTTCAAACCGCGCGAGGCGGTCACATTCGAGACCCCGTTCTCGGCCACCTATGTGCAGCAGAAAATCGACGGGCGCGAGGTCTTCAAACTCGACTGCATGAACAACATTTACAGCGTGAACGGTCAAGACCAGTTGACTGAATACCGCCGCAACCTTGGCCTTTCCTGATGTTTGAATTTTGAAAAAGGTTTACACCATGAGCAACAAACCCGCAGATGACCTCGACACCCTCCCGCTCCCCGAACTGGAACTCCTGCACCCGGTGAAACTCGCCACCGGCGAGCTTTTGAAAAAAGTCTCCATCCATACCCTGCGCCGCAAAGACCTCACTGCCGCGCAGCGCCACGGCAAAGACGAAACTCTCATGGAAGAATTGCTGCTGGCAAAAATGACTGGCCTCACGGTCGAGGATTTGGGCGAGCTGCACATTGCCGATGCGCGGCGGGTGGGGGAGCGATTTCAGGCGATGCTGGGCGAAGGCAAAGACGCTGCATGATTGGGATGCGGCCTTGCTGCTGATATTGGGCATGCAGCCCTCCGAGATTGAACGCCTCCCCCTAGAAGATTACTGGCGCTGGTGTGACATCGCCAGCGAAGAGGTCGAACGCCGCAACCGGGCATTGCGCAGGTAATTCAAGCCGTGGCAGACAAAGACATCAAACTTGGCGTTCGGCTTGGCGTGGTTGGCGAGGGCGCGCTGAAAAGCGCGTTCGGCAAAACCCGGCGCGATCTCGAAACACTCAAAGGTTCCACCGATAAACTGACCCGTGCAAGCAAAGCCGCAGGCGCGGCCCAAGTCTCGTTCGCCAGCAAAGGCCGCGCGGCGCTGGCAAGCCTCAAGGGCAGCTATGACGGCCTCGCATCCAGTCTGGGCGGCCTGCGCATGGCCGCAATGGCGCTGGCGGCGGTGCCGGTGACGATGGGCCTCAATAAAGCGCTGGATTTGCAGGATGTCTCGATTGACCTTGCAATGGGGATGGGGCTGGATGCCAGCGCCGAGAAAGACCTTGCCGCACTCATCCAAAGCGCCTCCAGTTCCGGCATTCAAAGCCACGCCGAGACCGGCAGCGCCGCGCAGGCGCTGGTGGCGGGCGGCGTGCGCGAGCTTGAGGCACTGGGCGAGTATCTGCCGATCCTGACCAAAGCCGCGACCGCGACCCGCGCGGGCATGCAGGAACTGACCGGGGCCAGTCTGGCCCTGCGCGACAATCTGGGGCTGGATGCGGAGGGGTTTTCGCGTTCCATGAACATGCTGTTCCACGCCAGCAACACCGGCAAAATGGGCGTTGAAGGGATGCTCAAATCCCTGCCGCAACTGACCCTGCGCATGAAGGATTTGCCCGCAGGCATGGCGCTGACCGGCGAGCAGATGATGGCAGACTTGGTGGCCGGGTTGCAGGTCGCGCGGCTCGGGGCCAATAGCGATGATGAAGCGGCGCGCAATCTCGATGCGTTCATGTACCGCATTTTCTCGCCGGAAACGGGTAAACGGTTTGAGAGCGCGGGGATCAACCTTGAAGCCTCCATCAAGAACCTGACCTCCGCCGGGCATACGCCGATGGAGGCCATGCTCGATACCATTACCGAGTATGTCGGCTCGCGCGGACAGGGCGCGCTGGATGCGTTCAATACCGCGCTCAAAATGGAACAGGGCGAAGCCCGCGATGCGGCATTTTCCGCGCTGGACAGCCGCTACGCGCTGGGCGATCTGTTTGTCGATGAAGGCGTGAAAAACTTCATGATCGCGGCGATGCAGAACCGCCAGATGCTGCAAGGGCTGAAACAGGATGTGATCGAGGCGGCGGGGCAGGATTTGATTGGCGAGGATTTTATCCGCCGCTCGCGGGGAGGCAAAGTTCAGCTTCAGAAGCTGCGCATTGAACTGAGCAATATCGGCGCAACCCTGGGCGGCCCGCTGGCAAGCGCGCTGATTTCGACCACGCAATCACTGTTGCCAATGGTGAACGGCTTTGCACAATGGGCGCAGGACAACCCCGGCATGGTCAAGGCGCTGCTCATCACCGCAGGCGGGTTTGCCGGATTGCGGTTGGGCATCGCAGGCGCGGGCGTGGCCTTGCGTTCCGGTTCGGCGGTATTGGGGGTTTTCAAGGGTGCCGTGTTTGGCGTGATGAACGTGGCGCGGATGCTGCTGCCGGTGCTGGCCGGATTGAGCTGGCCGGTCCTGGCGATTGGCGCGGCGGTGGCCGTGGTCGCTGCCGTGGTGTGGAAATACTGGGAACCGATCAAGGCGTTTATGGTCGGTATCTGGCAGGGCGTCAGTGAAGCCATGTCGCCGGTGATGGCCGCCTTCCGCGAAGCGCTGGCCCCGCTGATGCCGTTATGGGATGGAATCGCATCGGCCATCGGGACGGTCTGGGGCTGGATCAAGCAATTGTTTACCCCGTTTCAGGCCACCAGTGAACAGCTACAGGGCGCGACCTCGGCAGGGAAAACCTTTGGCGCGGTGCTCGGCAAAGTGCTGGGCGTGGTATTGGCCCCGCTGCGTTTGCTGGCGAATGTGGTTGGCTGGGTGGCTGGTGTGATTGTTGAATATTGGGACGGCATCAAACTGGCGCTGTCGTGGACACCGCTGGGTTTGATCATCACGAAGTGGAGCAGTATCACCGGGTTTTTCGGCAGCATTTGGGCGCGGATCAAAGAAGCGTTTTCCGGCGGGATTG